GCCCGAGCAGTCGAAGCCGCCGGGCGACTCGCCGCCCCAGACGTAGGGCGTGCCCAGGTAATGCTCGGCCAGCGCGATGGCACCGCGGGCCTGCGGCGCTGCCGGTCCGCCCTTCGGCAGCTCGAAGTTGATCCCGGCGACGTTGCCCGAGAGCGGACGGCTGGAGAGCGTGTGCAGCGTCTGCTCCAAGACCTGGGCCGGGTTGTAATGGCCCGAGGCCAGCGAGGCCTCCATCGCGTTCATCAGGGCCTCGACATGGCCACCGCCGCTCGGCGACCCGGCAGGAGCCTCGAAGCCGCCCATGGCCGCAGGAGCGAACTGGTGGCCTCCTGCGCCACCCCCTGCATGCCAGCCGCCACCCACGCCCGGCACGCTCGTGTAGCCACCGCCGGAGTAGGCGTGCAGCGCAGCGGCCATGTTGCCGCCGTGGGTCACGAGCAGATGGTGCAGCGTCTGGGCGGCGTAGTCCGCCTGCTCCTGGGTCGAGGCGTTCCACTTCGTCGTGCCGAACAGCCCGCCGTAGCCAAGGTGGTTGACCGCCGGGTTGGGGAACGTGCGTCCCGACTCGATCGCCCAGATGCCCGCAAGCGTCTGGGCTGGGACGTTGTAGCGGGCAGCGGCACTGGAGATCGCTCCGGCCAGCTCGTGCGGCAGGCCTCCCGTGTGGACTGCAGCGAGCTGGCGGGCCGGTGGGTTGACCGCAGCCCCGGCGGTGGGAGTGGCGACGGCGGAGCCGAGCACGCCGCCGATCCCGTGAATCACGTCGCCGAATCCATGCTCGATCGAGTGCACGACCCCGCCGCCGTGATGGACGGGCTGCGTGCCGGGACCCTCCTGCTGCAGGCCCTGCTTGGCCCGCACGACCTTGTCCACCGCGCCCAGGTACTTGTCGTAGTAGGGCGCGATCAGCTTGCGCACGTCGAGGTAGTACGTCTCCGCCTCGGCTGCCGTCATCTTGGGGGGCATCGGCGGCAACGGCTGGGTCGGGTAGCGCTCGTTGAAGACCTTGCGGGCCGCTGCGGCCTTGTCGTACGAGGACTGCCCGGCGTAGATCGCCTGGTCGAGCACGCCCTTCCAGTGCGAGTCGCGGATCACCGCCGCGGGTGGCTTGCCGAGACCGGCGATCTGCATGTCCTTGGTCAGCTTGTCCATCTGCTTCTGGCCCGCGGGCGGCAGTCCGTAGGTGTGGACGCCGATGCCCAGCCATGGGCCGGGAGCCAGGTACTCCTTGTCGGTCGGCAGCGCGGCCATGTCCTGGGACACCAGCGGCAGCATGTGGTTGAGCCAGATGTTCGAGGTCACTGCCCGGCCCGGATGCCAGGCATGGCCCGGACCGAACCACTCCGAGGGGTTGACCGGCGGCAACAGGCCCTTGGGCCAGCCGAGCTGCGCCCAGCCGAGCGGCTCACCCGTAGCCGGGTCTTTCTGCTGTAGCGCCTCGACCGCACCGCCCGGCACCGGAGCGAGCTTGTTCTGGAAGAAGCGCCAGAGGATGTCGGCCATGCTGGACGCCCCAGGACCGCCGGTCAGCTTCTCCGCCCTGCCGGTGACCGAGCTGGTGATCTTGCGCTCGTACAGCTGGGCGGCGATGCGGATCGGGTCTTGGAAGCCGCCGAAGAGGTCGATCCTGCTGTTGCCGATCATCACCCTGCCGAAGTTGGCGCTGGTCGGGTCCATGCCCACGTTCGCTCCGGCCAGCTTGAGCGAGTTCATCACGGCATAGGCCGTGCCCAGGAGCCGCACCATCCCCTTCGCCGCCTCCCGGCGGGCGAACGGGTGCAGCGAGTAGTAGTAAACAGGCGACATGAAGTTGACCCGCGAGGCCAGCAGCCGGGGCGAGAAGAAGGTGGACTGCAGGGCTTCCGTGTAGCGCTTGAGGACGCCGAGATCGCCACGCCCCGTGGCGCTGCCGACGAACTTGCCGATCGACTCCAGGGCGTGCGGGTCGGCCAGATCGTGACCCTGGCCTGCGGCCTTGCGCACGAGCTTCTCGAACAGCGCCATCCGCGCCCCGTTCAAGGCCCCCGAGTAGCTGCGGTCGGAGGCCTTGACCATCCTGCCGAAGCCGGGAATCCGCTCGGCCAGGATCGACATGTACTGCTCCTCGCGGGTCAATGGATCGACACCGAGGTCGGTGAACGGAACCCCGGCCTTGACGGCCAGCGCGTACAGCGGATGGTCCTCGATCGCCTTCATCCAATCCTCATGGAAGGAGGCCGAGAAGAGCGCCCGGTACATCTTGACCGGCTGCTTGGCCCAGATCTCCGGCGAGTGCATCAGCACCATCATCATGTGCCGGAACATCGCCGACTGGTCCATCGTGGCCTCCATCGAGCGCGGCAAGTTCACGATCTCGCGCAGCCAGTCCTGCGGCTTGGCTGTCTTGGCCCAGCTGCGGATCGTCTCGGCATTCACCTCCTTGCCGAAGAGCCGGTGCAGGAGCTTGGCCTCGGCTGGTTGCGGCCTCTCCCCGTTGACCACCTTGAGCAGGGCCTCGCGGGCGTTGCGCTGTGTGAAGCCCTGGCCCTCCAGGGTCGGGTGGTGAGTGACGAAGTTGAGCAGGAAGTCGATGCCCTTCTGGTCAACCTCCGGCTTCTGGCCCAGATCGACGCCGGAGTAGACGCCCTTGAGTGGGGCCATGCTCGCGTAGTGACCCTCCAGGCCTCCACCGCCGCTCTCGAAGGCGTCCATGCTGGCAGCCGAGCGGGCCTTCAGCTCGGGCGAGCGCAACGCCCTCGTCTCGGCCTGGGCCTGGCGGGCCGAGCGCACGTCCGCCTTGGCCCCGACCTTGCCGTACTCGCCCAGGCTCTGCAGGTCCGCCTCGCTCAGCCGACCCGCCATCACACGCCGAATCTCCGCACCGCCGGGTCCGCCGGTCGCTGCCGACTCCTCACCCGGCTCCATGCGAGGGATCTTGGCGTGCTTGATGTCGTGGCCCTCGGCCTGGGCGATCTCGTTCAGGTGGTTCAGGTAGGCGTCAGCGGCCTCGGGGTCACGCGGGAAGTAGGTCGGCATCATGCCCGCCTGGGTGCCGATGAAGCGGCCCGAGACCCGCAGGTAGCGCAGCAGGGCCTGGCCGATCTCCGAGCTGTTCTCGTGCCCGGCCAGCGTCCTGTAGGCGGCACGCTCGGCGTCGGTGATCGGGACGAGATCCTTCTGGTCGATCACCCGCTGCAGCTCGGGCCGCAGCGTGTCGAGGATGTCCACCCAGTTGCGGGGCACGTCCCTACCCTCGTGCAGGAAGGTCAGCCAGCCGTTGGCGAAGTGCTCCTCGGCTGCCGTGTCCCAGGCCTGGCCCGGCTTCAGCCCGGCACCCTCGCGGAAGACGGCCTCCAGCTCGGGACTCAGGTGGCCACGGACATGGTGCATCAGCTCGTGCTGCAGCGTGCTCACGTCGGCCAGGTTGGTCTCGTGGATGATCCCGTGACCCGGCATGCTCGGGATCCGCTCGTAGAGGCCCTTGTACTCGACGCCCCGCTTCTGGCCCGCCCCCATCACGGCCTCGCCCGCCGTACGCGGCGGCTCCTTGAACTCCTGGCGCAGCGGCACTGCGTCACTGGAGAGCTGCTTGGCCTGCTCCCAGTCCGTCAGGTAGCGCCCTGGGACCTCCTGGGCACCGTGGGCCATGAAGACGATGTCGGGGTTGTCGTGGGCGGCGTAGTCCCAGCCCTCGGGGGCGAACTCGGGATTGAAGCGCATCCGCGCCACCTCGCGGAACCCGGCGTTGTGGTAGATCCCCGACAAGGCTCCGTCGAAGTTGTCCAGCGTCCTGGCTCCGTTGGCGATGGCCTGCTCGACCGCCACCGCCCCGGCACCCTTGACGCCCTCCGGGTTGCGGAAGACGTTGATCAGGTCGCCGCCCCGCGTGATCGCGTAGCCAGCGTGGCCGTCGTGGGAGAGGAAGACCCGAGCGCCGGAGCTGGTCAGCTCCTCGGGCGTGTAGGGAGTGAGGAACTCCTTGCGCGGGTTACGCGCAGCCGCCTCTACGAAGGCTGAAACGTGAGCCGGTTCGGAACTTTCGGTGAAGCGAACGTCGGGTCGTCCTCGTCCAGCGGCTTCAAGCTGGGCGGCGGCTGCTTCGGCTCTGGCTTGGGCTGCTGCTGCTTCATCGCCCGGAAGTGTACCCCGCTGGTAGAGATACGGATCGCCCGTGGCCGGGTTGATCTCGCCGACCTGCTCGGGAGTCGGTGCGCGGTACAGCTCCTGGCCGCGGGCATAGGCGTCGTTGGCCGTGCTCAGGTAGCCCGCTCCGCCCTTGGGCGTGAAGTCCGGGTTGCGCAGGCCTGCCGCGTAGTGCTCCCTGGCCCAGGCGCTGCGAGCCTGTAGCAGCTTCTTGTTCGCGCCGGTCAGCTTCTGGGACGAGAAGCCCGGCGGCAGCTCCAGATGCTTGGGCAGCAGGCCTGTCTTCTCGGCATGGCGCAGCACCGCCTTGTACTCCTGGGTCAGGCCCATCTGATCGGCCTTCCAGGGCACCCAGGCCGCAGCCTGCACCTCCTCCGGCGACCAGCCGAGCTTCTCCGCCGTGCGGATCATCACGGACTTGAGCTTCTCGTACTGAGCCTCGGTGACCGCCTGCTTGCCCAGGAACATGTTGGCCATGTGGCGGTCGATCGTGGCGTGCTGGGCATCGGCCCCGTACATGCGGGCGTACTCCGCGGGGTCGAGCCGCTTGAGGAAGTTGGCGAAGTAGTTGTTGGTCTTCACCCCGGACCAGTCGAAGGTCTCCGGGTTCTCGATGATGTGCTTCACCTTCGTGAACTGCCCGCCCATCATCGTGTGCGAGATGTCCTCGCCCCGCTGGATGGCCTTGACGGCCTCGGCTGCCCGCTTCAGGTTGAAGGTCGGGTTGGCGCTCTGCGAGGTGACGGCCACGATCCCTGCCGCCTGCTTGTCGGAGATCCCCGTGCGGGCCGCGAAGTCCTTGATCACGGCAGCGCCGCGGTCGTACCAGTCACGGTACTCGGCCCCGCGCTTGATCAGGTTGTAGACCTGCGGTGTCAGACCCTTGAGCCGCAGCCGGGACGGCATGCCCGCGGCAGGATCGAGCGGCGGAGCCTTCTGGTACAGCTGCTGCGGGTGCAGCTCCCAGGGCAGATCGACACCGCCCTGGTGCAGCTGGGTCAGCTCGTGGCCCGCAGCCAGCTGGTCGAGCATGTGCGGCGAGGTGGCGTGCAGCGTGTCGATGAAGTCCCGAGGCCTGACGCCTGCCTGCTTGGCGGCGTTGATCATCACCTGATCGAAGGCACGCTTGCGGTTGGTGGCCTCCAGCCGGGTGATGTCGCCGGTCAAGGCCTGGGAGTCGATGTGGGCGAAGCGCTGTGCCCTGGCAGCGCTGGCCGCGAAGGCCCGGCCCTGCCTGGTCAGCACCGGGAAGCGCTGGATCGCAGGCCGGATCAGGCCCTCGTTGCCCCGGTAGGCCTCGACCGTCCTGCCAGCGCCCTTGCTCATGGCGTCGGCGGTCTGGAACAGGAGCTGGGCGCGGCGCTCGTCCCCGGCGGCTGCGGCAGCCCTGGCCGCTGCGATCACCCTGGCGGTCTCGACGCCGCCCTCGGTCAGTGCGCCCGCCACCCGCAGCGGACCGGCACCGAGGGTCAGGCCCGACCAGACCCAGTCCTGCCAGCTCGGAGTCTTGCCCTCGGCCAGCTTGACCACGGCGGGCAGGGCGACCGTGCCGACACCCTTGGCCACGTTCATCGAGAAGCGCTCCTGCTGACGCCGCAACATCTCGGCCCGTGCGTGCTGGCCGCGAATGTCCGCAGCGGCGATCTGGGCGGGCCGGACGAACACCCCGTAGCCGAAGTGGCCGAGCGCGTGCCCGGCGACGCTGATCGGATCGAAGTTCGAGGGGTCGTAGCGCCGCAGCGCCTGGTTCAGGTCGTTCTGGAAGTGCGGGTTACGAGCCTGCTCGGCCTTGAGCTGGGCAGCGAGCCTGGGCGACTGCTCGCCGTGCAGGCCGATCCTCGCGGCGTAGTTCTGCAGTCGCTGCTGGTAGTGCACCTGGCCCATCAGCCGCTGCCGCTGGGCGAGCTGAGAGTCGATGTAGGACGCCTGCGCGAAGCCGACGGTGCGCATCCTCTGGAACGGCGCCAGCTGCTGGTAGCGGGCGATCGAGATCGTGCCCTTGGGCGGCGGTGCCGGGCGCGGTCGCGGCCCCGGCAGCGGGACCAGGCCTGGCAGCCCCCGCAGATGCAGGGGCGGAGACGGGTGGAATGTGGTGGGTGGGATGCGCGGCTGCCTCGGTGTCCGTACGGGACCCAGAGTCGGGCGCGGCTGCCTGACCGCGATGCCAGGGCCAGCTACGCGCATCTACTTCTTCCCAGGCCGCTGGCCGTTCGCCTTGATCCCGCTCCTGAACAAGACCTTGCGGGCGTTCGCCCTTGACAGGCCGTAGGCGTTGACGAGGATCTTGATCATCTGGTGGAACGGGGGACGGCTGAAGCCCGGCGTCGGGCCTCCGGCGATGCCGGGGTCGATCCAGGTCGATTGGACGTGCTTCCAGGCTGCCTTCCAGTCCGTCGAGCCTGGACCCGTGTTGGCCCCGCTCCTGCCGCCGTAGACCGCGGCTGCCACCGGGATGTGCTTGCCGGTCTTCGGGTCGGTGATCGCGTTGCCCGCGTGATCGACGAGATAGCCCCTGGCCTTGGAGCCGGAGTAGTCGATCCCGCCGAGCCTGGCCGCGGCGGTGGCCGCGTTACGGGCGCTGATGTCGATCTGACGCCCGCGCAGGATCAGTCCCTGCTGCTGGATCAGCCTGGAGGTGTTGGCCCGCTCGCGGGCCGTGATCGCATTGGCCTGCTCGATGTTGATCCGCTGCTGGCCCTGCCGTACCTGCGCGTTGCGGTAGCCCGTGAGGGCGTTCTGGGCCTGCTGCTGGATGTAGGCCGAGCGCTTGTCCAGCTCGTTCTTCTGCAGCTCGGCCATGATCTGCTGCCTGAGCTGCGGCTCCTGCGCCGCCAGATTGAGCATGTCCTGCGTGTACTGCTCGTCGGCCTGCGTCTGTTGGGCCTGGGCACCGGTCAGCGTGTTCATCGTCTGGCCGACCGAGATGCCCGGCTGCTGCGAGGCCTGGGTGATCGCGGCAGCAGCCTGCGCCTCGTTGGAGGCTCCGGGGATATAGCCGCCGAGCGCGTACATGGCGTTCTGCATCCCGGTCGTGTCCTGCCCGGCCAACTGCCCGCCGGGGGCGAGCTGGTCGATCATGGCCTGGTGCTGGGCGACCTGCTGCTGTACGTCCTGGGCCATCTGGCCCGAGTAGCCCGCGGCCAGGTTTCCCTGGGCCGCTGCGGCGTCCTGGTAGGCCGCTCCGGCCATCGGCGCTACATCCTTGAGGATCCCGGCGGCAGCCGTGCCGAAGCCGGAGATCGCCGCCTGCGCCGCCCTGGCGCGTGCGTCTGCCTGCTGCTGCTGGAGCAGGATCGGAGCCTGCTGGGCCTTGATCGAGGCAGCGACCTGCCGGTTGGCCTGCTGGCCCAGCTGCTTGGCGTTGTAGAAGCGGATCGGCGGCGGCTTGAAGATTCCCCTGGCCATCAGGAGGTCACCGCCGGTCTCCCGCCGCCACCACCGCGACCACCGCGACCGCCGCGGCCACCCCTGCCACCTCTGCCACCCCTACCGCCACCGCCACCGCCTGTCGGCGTCGGGGTCGGCGCGGGTGGCGTGAAGGCCACGAGGTTGCCGGTACTCGGGTCGATCGAGTACAGGTCACCCGCACCACCGGGACCCTGGTAGATGGGCTGGTTGTACAGCTTCAGCCAGTTCTGGACGAGGTTGGCGTTGACCGCCTCGGTCGGCTGGTAGAGCGGGTTGGCCTCCAGCGTCTGCTGGGCAGCACTGAGCACGCCGGGCAGCTGGTCTTTCCAGTTCTGCACCGCCCCGGTGAAGGCATCGACGGCCTGGCCATAGTTGGAGCCGAAGGCGCTCCCGGCGTCGTACAGAGCCTGCTGCGAGGCCGTATCGAGGTTCTGCTGGCCCTGTACGAGATCGCCCGAGTGCAGAGCGCCCCTGGCTGCCAGACCGCTCAGCAGCGACTGCTGGCTCGCCGCCTGCTGGCGGGCGAGCTGGGCCATGGTCGAGTTCGGGTTCGCCCTGGCCTGGGCCAGGATGTCCGGCGAGAGGTCGCCGTAGGCGTCCGTGAAGCCTGCGGGCAGCGCACCGCCGAACTGCAGCGCCAGCGCCCTGATCGCAGCCGTGCGGTTGGCTCCCGCGCTCACGGTCGGGTTGCCAGCCTGGTAGGCGAGGTACTCGGGGCTGCCCTTGATCAGACTCTGGTAGTCCGGCGTGTAGGCCGGGTGCAGCAGCATCGACGAGGCCGGGGTCGGCCCCGAGTAGACCGGGACGGCCATGACCTAGAAGAGCCTCGACAGGGCACGCAGCGCGGCGACCGCTGCCGGGTGATAGCCGGGCCGTGGCGGGAAGTGCACCGGCCCACCGGGCGGCGGACCGAAGCCGGGATAGTGGATCGGACCGGGATAGTGGATCGGCAGATGCACCGGCCCCGGCTGTGGGTAGGCGACACCCGAGCCGCCCGGCCCGAACCAGTGAATGCCCGGCGTCGGCACAGGAGCCTGGCCGAATGCCACCTCGGGCGGTACGTTGATTGCCATGCTCGCTCCTTAGGGTCGGAAGGTGATGCCGGACAGACTGAGGAAGATCGACGAGTAGCCGGGAAAGGCGGTCACAGTCCCGCTCGGAGCAATATCGACACGGGCGAAGGCGTTGTTGGAATCGACCACGAAGAGGACGTTCTTCGGGGGCCGGTAGCCGCTCGGCAACGTGAAGATGATCCCACTCGTCCCGCCCATCACCAGCCCCTGCAAGTGCACGATCCCGCTCAAGTCCTTGAAGAAGCAGCAGGTGTCCCAGTTGACCGGGTCGTAGTTCGTCCAGCTGTTCTGGAAGGCTGGCTCGCCCGCAGCGCCGACCTGATGTCTCTTCTCCGCCGTCGGCAGCTGGGAGTCCGAGATCTGGACCTGCGGGTTGCGCGTGATCTGGCCTCGCACCCAGGTGGCGAACTCCGCAGGCAGTGCGCTCGGGTCGCGCAGCACGTCCAGCACCTTGCTGTTGAAGCCCTGCGGCGGTGGCTTGGAGATCATCCGCGCCTGACCGTGGTCAGCGGTCTGGCCTCGAACTCGATCTCGGCCAGCGTCGCGTCGTAGGAGGCGTAGATCTGGCTGATCCTGAGGCCGATCCCGAGCGCCCGCTTGCGAATCCAGACCGGACGGCGCTGCTCCTTCGAGGTGGCCGCGAGATTGCCCAGCGTGACGTAGTCACCGTCCGGCGTCAGCGCACCCTCGATCCGCAGCGTGGGTGGGTAGACGAGCGCCGAGTCCCAGTAGTGAACGAGAGCGCCATAGGTGCTGACGCCTGCCTTGAGCGCGTTGTAGTCGGCGAAGGTGCTCTTCACCTTGACATAGCTCGACTGCGTGATCGCCCGCAGGTCGTGCGTGACCCAGGTGTTGCGGAACTGCTTCAGGCCGGGAGAGCCGAGCTTGTAGAAGGGCGACTCGATCACCGGCTCGACCGCCGCCCCGTCCCCGTCCTGGGAGACGGCGGTGGGATCCCAGCAGTCCGCGACCATGCCCGCCCGCGGCGTGCCCGAGTGGGCGAAGAACAGCTCCTCGTGCCCGTCGGCATAGGACGTACCCGGACCCGACTGGCGCTCGGCGAACATACGGGCATGCAGGTTGCTGAACTCGAACCACGTCCGGGTCTGGATGTCGCAGACTTGACAGGTGACGAAGCGCCCCGCGCTGTCGTGCACCACGACGATGTAGTTGCCCTGGTAGATCCCGGCACAGCACGACCAGCCGCTGGAGAAGTTGAAGTCCGAGACCAGCTCCTGCCAGCGCTGGCTGATCCCTCCGGCCTGGGCTAGGTCGATAATCGTTGTGCCGTCGGTCTGGAAGACGCCCGCATTGTTGGCGAAGACCACCGTGTCCCGGTAGAAGACGCAGGAGCGCCCGTCCATCGTGCCGGTGGCGAAAGCATCGAGCTTCGACCAGTTGCCGCCCGGAGGCGGCGTGTCGCCGCTCAGGATCCAGAGCTGGCGGTAGCCGAAGACGAGGATCGTCGAGCGCAACGGGATGATCCGCAGGACTTCCTCGGGCATGTCGAAGAAGTCGTTGCCGGTCACCCAGGTGGCCTCGGGCTGGCCGACCACCGAGGCCCAGATCCGGTTGGCGTAACGCGTGCCCGAGATCGTGCCGTTGGCCAGCAGCAGCCAGTCACCGTAGGCCGCGCCGACGGAGGCGAGGGGGGGCGAACCGCCGAGCGCGGCCACGGTGTAGGGACCGCCAGCGGGTCCCGTGTACTTCTTGGGCGCTTGGGGCGTCCCGATCAAGCCCTGCAGGATCACCATCCCCTGCAGGTCGGCGAACCAGAAGGGCCGCTGGGTGATCGAGGTGAACCCGGTCGCACCGCCCGTGGCGAAGAAGCCGGTCGCCGTGTTCAGCGTGCGGTCGCCGAAGACCTTGCCATTGTCGGACACGATCATCAGGTGCGGATCGCCCGCGAGCGGGACCCAGGCCACCGCCGCCGCAGAAGTGCAGGCCGAGAGGGCGCTCAGGTCGGCGGTCGCATAGAGCCAGCCGCCACGCCGCCGCAGGGGCGAACCGAGCTGGGGGATCCAGTCGTACATCCGGTAGGCAGCCCCCAGCGGCAACTGGTCTCTGGCGGTGTCCGACTTGTAACCCAGGTCGAAGTTGCGTCCGGCCAGGGTGATCTGCATCAGCGCGTCGGGGTCGGATACACGTCGTTGCGGATCGGCACCTGGCGGGCGGTCGGGTAGCCGATCGTGGCCACCGTCAGCTGGCGGTTGCCGAGCTTGTGCTTGCGCTTCGACATCAGCTGGCACTCCATCAGGAACTGCTGGAAGTACTGGGCCGGACCCATCGGCACCGTCTTCTCCACGTCCTCGGCCAGCTGCCAGAGGCAGTAGTACTCAAGACAGCGGTGCGGCTCGGGAATGCCGCCGCTGGCCGGGTTCGAGGGATCGTCGTCGTCGGTATCCATCGGGGTCGGCTTCAGCGTCGCCCAGAAGCGCAGCGTCTCGCCCGTGTCCGGCGTCGGGTTGACCGTGAGCAGGTTCCCTTCGACCGAGAGCGCCCGCCGCCAGCCCGCGTTCTGCAGGTTGGTGGACTGGCGGGCGATCATCTCGGCGGTGGTGATGAACTCCGGTGCGCCCTGGCCGAACGGCGTGGTGCCGCGGGTGTTATCGATCGCCAGGATCGTGGGATCGAGCCGGTACTCGGCGACCCCGGCCTGCAGGGGCACATCGACCAGCTGCACGTAGATGTGCGTCCTGAGCAAGACCTCGATCACGGCCTCGTTGAGCAAGGCAGCGATCAGGATGTAGTCCTCGCTGCCGCTCGTGTCGTCGAGCGAGGTCTTACGGGCGATCCGCTGGATCAGAGTGCCTCGGGTCATCGTCCTCCTCTACGGCCCTGGGAACGGCGAGTTGCTGGACTGGCCGCACATCGTCCGCCACTTCGCCCCGTCCCAGACGAAACTCCAGACCATCACGTTGCCGTTGTTGGCCGTGACCGTGATCACGTTCGAGTAGTAGGAGTTGAAGTTGAAGTTGAGCAAGCCGCCACTGTTGTTCTTGATCACGAGATAGAAGACGGTCGTTGCTCCAGCTGGCAAGCCGGTAACGGTCGGCGGGTTGATCGTCAGCGTGCCCGCGCCACCCGAATTGACGTTGTAGACAAGGACCTGGCCATTGGCCAGGTCTGGCGTAAGCGTCGCGTTGGAGGCCACGTTGGCGCTCCACATCCCGATCAGCAGCGTCTTGTTCAGGTTGAGGATGCCCGGCGAAGCCCGATACATGGTGGTATCGGTGAAGTTGCCCGCGTTGGCATCGCCGAAGTAGAGGACGTTGCCGAACAAGCCCGCGCAGAGGTTGCCGTTCGACAGCTGGGCGAGCCAGGCCCAGGACGAGGTGTTGGGGATGGTCATGGTGGTCTGACCGATCGAGTTCAGTCCAGCCCCGGCAGTGAAGATGCTGTCGGTCTTCAGGTTGCCCGGACTCAGGCGATAGAGGTTGGCGTCGGCAGCCGAGCCGAAGGTGATCTCGGCCCGACCGTTGTCGCGCAGCAAGATCCGGTTGGCACCGTTGGCCCGAGCACCGAAGTCGTAATCGGTAGCCAGGTAGCCCACCCCGCCTCGATACAGGTTGAGATCGGGGACTCCGCTACCCCCGCCCCAGGTGTGGCTGCCGTCGGTGTCGATCCCGAAACGATCGGCACTTTCACCCGTGGCATGGGCCGTAAAGGCTGGCGTCCCACCCGCCTTTACGACGCCGATCGAGCCGTTGGCGATCAACGACCCTGTCATGGTCTGGGTGCCGCTGTTGTTCAGGTCGAGGTAGCCCGCCAGCTTGGTCACGCTCGATCGCGCCCAAGCCGAGCCGTTCCAGACCGCAGCCTCGCCGTTGAGAATCCCGGCAGGAGGCTTGTTGATGTTGTTGTCCACATCGGTGGCCAGGTTCTGCATGTCCCGCGGCACATCGGCTGAGTCGGTCGCAGCCGGGTAGCGGAGCGCGAAGAGCGGCGTGGTCGGCATCTAGACCTCCTCGGGCACCTTCGGCTCGACCTTCTTGCGGGCACGGCGCTGCTGGCGATTGCCGTTGCCGCCGCTGGCCTGCTCCTGCGCATTGCGCTGCCCGACTTCCTCCTGGGTGCGCTCGTAGAGCGAGAGCAGCTGTTCGGGCGTGTAACAGGCCACCGTCTGACCCACGACCTCGTCGATCACCCGGTCGCCGTCACGCACGGCCACCACCGTCTGGCAGACGATCTTGGTGAACTCGAACTCCATCAGGCTCCTTCCAGCGCCAGTAGGCGCTCGTTGAGATGCTGCACAGTCGCCGTGAGCGCGGCACACAGCTTGTACAGGCTCACGAACTGCTCCGTCCCGTGTTCCTCGCCCTGCGGGCTGATGCCCTCCTCGACGATCTGCTCGGGCAGCTCGTCGGCCATCAGGCCGAGGTGGGACTCCTTGCCCCAGCCCTTGCGCCGGTAGGTGTAGACCGGAGCGGCAAGCATGGTCTCGGCGAGTTGCCTGTGCGTCGCAGCAGTGAGCTTCTGAATCGCACTCTTGTTGGCCCGGTCGGAGTTGACCTGGAAGGTCGCAGCCTGCAGTGTGCCGTAGCCGTTGGTGCCGTTCCAGATCACGATCGTGTTGACCCCGTTGCGATACCAGAGAGTGTCGTGCGCATTGCCGAGGCAGAGGATCGGCTGGCCACCACCGATGAAGTCGATGCTGGTCGTGACCTCCTTCGAGGTGCCTGTCCCGGTCTGCCATCCAGCGCTCGTGTTGAGCTGGTTCGAGGCTCCGCGATACAGGTTGGTGTCAGTACCGCCCGTCGAGGGTCCCCAGTAGAGAATGCCGCCGTAGCAGCCGAAGAACGCGCCGCCGCCGTTGAGCGTGCAGGCGAAGCACCAGGCGCTGGTGCTCGTCATGTTCATGTGCACGGTCGCCGTGTTGGCGGTCAAGGCACCGACGGTCACCCCGCCGCCGAAGAAGCTGACGCCGCCCGTGACATAGACGCCGTAAGTGGTCGCGGCGGCTGAGGTGCCGATCACATACAGCCCGTAGGCGGTGGTCACGCTCCCGCCCGTCCCGATAGCCGCCAGGCCGACCTCGATCCCGCGCCAATCGGTGATCGGCTGGGTGATCGTGCCGCCGTAGACACTGAGCATGCGGTAGTTGGTAATCGCGGGAGCGCTGTTCGCGCCATAGGAGGGCGAGATCTGCACCCCATAGAAGGTGCCCAGCGTGCGGGTGGCGAATGACAGCTGCGGGTTGAGATAGAGGCCGTAAATGATTCCAGTCACATTCCCGGTCAGATTGGCGTCCGAGAAGACCGGCGCGTAGTTCATCCCCAACTGGACATTGCTCAGCGACCAGCCCGACGGTGCCCTGATCGTGGTGCCGTAATACAGCCCCTGAATCTGGGCGGTACCGACGGCGTTCCAGGTCGTGTCGCCGAGGATTAGATGAAAGGCGTTGGAGAGTGCAATGTTGCCGATCGACATCACCGCGCCCAGCGTCGTGTAGTTGGAGAATGCGAAGCGCTGGGCACCGTTGGCGGTCAGGACCAGCCCGGCGTTCGAGCTGTCGAAGGCCAGGGTGGTAGCCAGCGCCGGAGCTGCCGGGTTCTGCCAGGTGTGCAGGCCGTTGGAGTCGATCTGGAAGCGGTAGGCCGTATCTATCGTCTGCCCGGCGGAGAACACCCGCGCCGCAGAACTGCCGCAGACGTTGATCGCGCCAGCCGGATCGAGGTAGACACCCTTGTTGCCACCTCCACCGGCAGCCCCGGTGACACCGACACCGACTGCAAGGGAGGGGCCGACTGCAGTTGGCATCAGCCGACGATCGTGACCATCTTCGAGTTGGCCGAGGGAGCCACCGCGTAGGTGATCGTCACGTCACCGTTGGCCGCGATCGAGATGTCCGGCAGCTCCCAGTTGCCCGTGGTCGCATCGTGCACCTGCACGATCAGGCCGCGTGAGGCGCGGCACTGATGGGTGGCCTGGGTAATCGTCCAGCTGGTGGCCGAGGCGTGGGTCGAGGACGAGTAGTACTGCGCGTCCGTCGCGCCCGCAGCATTGGCAGCAGCGAACTTGACCCAGGTGATCGAGGTGGTGCCCAGCGTGCCGCCCTGGTCGGCGGTGCAGACCCAGCCGGTGTCGGCGTTGACCGTTCCGACTTCGACCCAGACGTAGGCCGATGGCACCTCCGTCCAGGCGTCCATGTCGGTGGCCCGCGTCCAGGTGCCGTTGGCACCCGTGCCCAGCGTGGTCACCGTGTAGATCCCGTTCTGGTTGGCGGTCGTCTGGTCCTTGACCAGGATGCGGTCGTTCGCAGCCAGTGTGATCCCGTCCAGCGTGTTCGGCGCTCCGCCCGCGAGCGTGGCGATGTTCGCCGTGGTTGCCACCCGCACCGAAGGCTTGGCGTCGAGGCCCTGCGACTGCAGGTCAACGTAGTTCTTGGTCGCGGCGTCCTGCGGGTTGGTCGGGTCGAGGACGCTGGTCAGCTTGTGCGAGTTGACGTTCACGTCCGCAGCAGCGACGGTGATCGCATCGAGTGAGCGGTTGCCAGGCATGGCCTGCTGGGCACCGGAGCCGAGCGTGCGGCGCGAGCCGGTACCGACGGCAGCGTCGGTTGCCAGGTTCAGCTTCGACTCGGTGATCGCGGCAGCGGCGTTCACGTCGGCGTCAACGATCACCCCGGCGGCGATCTGGGGCGAGGCCGCGGTACCGGCCAGGTCACCGGCCAGCTGCACGATGCCCTTGGCGCTCGTCGTTGCGTCCGAGGCGGCACCACCCGCAGCCGAGACCCAGGCCGTCCCGCTCCACCAGTAGAGCGTGTTGGCGACCGTGTCGAAGTAGAGCTGCCCCTTGACCGGCGAAGCCGGTGCGGCGCTCAGGTTGTGGATGACCGCGTTGCGGGCCTCCAGCTTGGCGAAGTCGAGATTGGAACCGAGAGTCGGCATCAGTTGAAGAACGCCCTCCCTGACGTGGCTGCCCCGAACTGGAGCGTGCAGTTGTTCAGGTCGATGTAATCGACATCCACCAGCAGCTCGTTACCGCCGGAATCGACGACCGAGACCGCCGGGTTCTTGCCCAGATTGTGGGCCACACTCCAGCTGGCCGAGGCCGTGACCTGGGTGTAGACGAAAGTCTTGTCGCCGCTGCCGCCACCGCCCGGCACCGTGTTGTCGAGCTGGATCAGCTCAGTCTCGACAGCGTTCAGGAACTGGCTATCGACAGGCGTCGATTCGTCCGGGTAGTCCTTGAAGCCGCCGGGATAGCGCTTGGTGTAGGTCATGCCGGGGCCAGCGGCAACGAGGCCGTCCCGGCGGCGCTCAGGCTGGCGCTCTGAGTCGGGGCGGAGGCGAGAGACAGAGTGCCCGCCACGGCTGTCGAGAGCGCCAGGGACGCCGTGGTGGCCTGCGGGACAGAGCTGGGCAGGAAGCCTTCGGGGTTGATCCCAACTCCCGGCACCTCGCCCGGATAGGACGGGTAGCCCGGCGCGAAGCCGGGGGTCAGCTCGTAGCCGGGACCGACGATGGTGGCTGGCGGTAATGGCCTACTGGTCGGCATCGTCGATCGGGGTCGGCCCCAGCTCGCTCTCGCCCTCGTACTCGACGGCGATGTCCCGCAGTTGGCGGTCAGAGATCCGGTACTCGCAGCCCATCTCGGGCGGCGAGGTGCAGCGAAAGGGAAACGGCTCGTCCTGCGGCTCCATGCAGCGCAGGCAGATCAGCCCGGCTTTCATCGCCTCAAGCGTCTCCGGCAGCAGGATGATCCGAGCACCGCGGTGCACGCGCCCCTGGTGGACCTGCCAGATCCCCTCGGTGTCGTGCTCGACGAAGAACCTCGGCAGCGGGATCCGCGTACCCGGCACCGTCGCCTGCTCGTTCATGTAGGCGGGGTCGGATTCGGGCCTTGTCTTGACGGGCAGCTCGGATTCGACCCTGTCCAGCGGCACGCCCTCGGTGAAGCCCTCGGCGATCAGGGGCGCGAGCTGGTCGCGCTTGACCTTGTCACGTCTCGACAACGATCTCCTCCTCGACTGCCTCGTCGCCCTGCTCCAGCAGCGTCATGGCCTCGACGATCTCGGGCCGGTTCTTGTTCTCCTCCTCGTAGCGGCGCACGATCGTGGGCGAGATCCCCATCGCCTGCTGCACGACCAGCACCTGCTCGGCATCGTCGCCGTCGTACTTGGGCCAGGGCCTGGGTGCGGCGGGCGTCTCGACGATGATGAACTGGCTCGGGTTCTGCTCCTGCAGGATGCGCAGCCGCTCGTCGATCTGGGCCTGCATCTCATCGCGCTCGTGCTCCGGGTAGCGAAGGCAGTAGACCTCGGTGTCGAAGACGCCGATCTTGCTCAGCGGGTTCACGCCCTCGGCAAGACCCGAGAAGGTGAAGCTCGACAGGGCCACCTCGATCTCGTGCTCCAGCAGGCCGGTGTTCTCGAAGTTGGCCATGACCTGCATCCCGACCGGAACCGCATGGGCGTAGCCGCGGGCGTCGGTGACGATCTGCTCCCTGGCATCGAAGACGTTGATCGAGTAGCGGGCGTGAGGGGAGATACAGCGCATTGGACCCTCCTGGGGTCGAGATGGAAGAAGAGCAGGGGGCCGAGGCCATGCGTGGCGTCTGTGGACACTGCAGCTGGGGATCGGCCCCCCGGACCGGCGGGGTCTAGCCGGTCACGCTTGTTGCCTAACCTGTAACGCCGGTGATGATTCCGTGCGACTGCTCGATCTGCACCATGCAGGACAGCTCGGACAGATACTCCTCGTCGTAGCTGTCGCTGTCGTTGGCCTGCCGGTCGCGGAGCAGGGACGTGTCGCGCAGCTTGCGCAACTCGACGTTGTCCATGTCCACGAGGAACGCCCAGCCGCCGTACTGCGAGTTGGCCGTGCTGAAGTCGTTCCAGTCGCGCTTGATCGTGACCGGCACCCGGAAGCCGTAGGCACCCGAGATGAAGCCATCGACCTTGGCCCCCCAGAGGCGGGCGTCGGTCGTGACCGGCTGCCAGGCGTCCCGCAGGAAGCCCGACAACGCCATGCCCACGACGGGGCTGGCGAAGAGCACGACGTTCTGCGTGCCGTGCTGCAGCAGGTCCTTCATGTACAGGTCGAGGTTGGCCTTGGTCAGCGTGCCACCGGCAGCCTTGACGTTGGTGGTCACGAACTCGAACAGGCCACCCATGGTGCCGACCGGGTGCGTCCCGGTCGTGTCGAGGTTGCGGGCACCCCAGAAGAGGCCGTACTCGATCCCGCGCTTGTGCTCGGTGGCCTTCTTCTTCCGCTCCTTGTCCGGCTCCGGCCCGCCGTACAGCTTCGATGCCATCAGCGTCCGGGTGAACCCGTACGGATTTCGGAAGATCTGTGTATAGTTATACTGATTGACCCGGCGCAGCACCTTGCGGGTGCCGAGCGAGTCGCCCTGGGCCGCGGCGTTGCCGAGGATCAGGAGCTGGTCTGTGGCCGTATGCGCCGCGAAGGCGACCCGGCCCAGGTGGTTGCCGATCGTGAGCACGTCGCCCGCGACGGAGGTGACCCGGAACGCGACGCCGGTCTTGGCGTTGCGCACGATGTCGCCTGCACGGAAGTACGCGCCCTCTCCGGTGTTGACCGTGATGGTCGCACCGTCCGAGGCACCACCCGAGAGAACCGAGGACAGGCGGGGGAAAAGCTGGTCTTCCAGCCACTCGACCTTGGAGGCGTAGCAGCTCGACGACGAGGCCTGCATCAGCATCGTCGTGAACTGGGACACGTCCGGGTCGAGCATCGGGATGACATCGCTCATGTCGATAACACGCTCGTTGCTCAGAATCGTGTTGTCGTCCACCTGCCCCGTCAGGGTCGTGAGAGCCATTGCTCTTACTCCTTACGAGTGAGGTTGGCGGAGCCTCTAGATCAACGGGTCGTTGATCGTCCCTGGCCGAGGCTGTCCGTCACCGGACCTCGTCAGGAGCCGCTCGGTCAGGTCAGGCCCGTCAGCCCTTGCTGTACCGAGGTGGATGGCGGTGCGAGGAGCGACTGCTTGAAGAGCGAGATCCGCTCCTCCGAGGTCATCTCCTCAAGGGACTTTCCCTCCGGCACCGCCGGTCGGAGGGATCCACTGGTCACCGTGGCAGCGAGCTTGCGCTGCTCGGCCTCTTGCGCAGCCGCCGCATCCGCCGCCTGCTGGGCTGCGGACTGGGCCTGAACGGCACGGCCCTGGGCGAGCTGCACGATCGCCTTCATCCCCTCCAGCTGCGTGCCCGGATCGGGAGAGATGATCGCGTTCTTGATCAGGGGCGAGGTCGCCTCGTCGTTGAAGGCCGGGACGACGTGCTCGCGCACGGTCGGCCATGAGGCGTCATCGACGTTCAGCTGCTGGCGTGCGGCCTCGGTCAGCATCGAGAACTGCTCCCGCGCCCGCATCTGGTCGAGGATCGGGTCACCCTGCTGCTGAGGCTCCTCGGCCTGTGCGGCCATGGCCTCCTCCTCCAGCAGGAAGTTGTCGTAGCGGGCAGCGAAGCGGCCCGCCGAGAACGGGTCCTGCTCCGACCAGACGTTGATCCCCGTCTCGATCAGATCGGGCCGGTTCTCCGCCAGCCAGTTCATCGCGTTCGCTGGCCCCTGCTCCTCGAACATCGTCTCCAGCGAGGCCGTCAGCTCGTCCGAGACAGGCTCGGGCAACGGCCCCTGCTGGGCATAGGCCTGCTGCTCGTCCAGCCTTCCCTCAAGCCGGGCGACCGTGTCGCGCAGGTCGCCCAGCTCGTTGCCCTGGCGTCCGATGAGACTCTGCGCGTTGTCACGCTCTTGCAGCGCGGCGAGCAGAGCTGCCTCAGCGTCGCCCTCGTGCTGGGCGAGGAAGGCCGCTACGGCAGGGTCTTGCTCCGGTTCCTGCGGCTCGACCTCCCCGGCCTCTGGGGCCGGAGCCTCTGCCTCGGGTGCCTCGTCGCCGGGAAGATCCTCGACTGTCGGCGCGAACCGATCGGGATCCTCACCCTCGGGTTCGAGCGGGGCCATCGGCCCCAGTCCGCGGGCGGCGAGTGCGGCCTCGAAGCCGGTCTGGGAGTTCACGTCCTGCGGCGGTTCGAGGCCCGGTGTCTCTTCTGCCATCTCACACCTCCTGGGTGTGTCTTAGCGGTCGAGGCCGAACTGCTCGGCCTCACTACCGGCCCGCTCCTGCTGCGCCATCCGCCAGGCCTTGCGGGCGGCAGCTTCGAGCGAGGCCTCGGCTTGCTCCGGGTGGCCGAGGATCCACTCGACACCCTGGTAGAAGCCGCGATTGAAGTCGATCTCCCCTTGCGGAATCGACTCCCCCTTCATCAGGCGCTTGGCCAGCTTGGCGAAGAACCGTTCCCGGTCTCCCTCCGCGTGCTCGCGCAGGCGCTTCCAGCCTTCGTGCTCCTTCAGGCTGTCGAACAGGTGTGCGTCACGGATCGTCGAGCGCACCCGCGGGTCTTTCTTGGCCCGCTCGGCGACGAAGTCGGCGATCTGCTCCGGCGTCTCGGTCATCGCTGGAAGCCGCCGCGTGCGGCCAGCAGCCGCTGCATGTTGACCGCCGGACTCATCGACATCCCGCCCGCCGACGAGGGCTGCGAGGTGTCCACCGCCTGGCCCGAGGTGACGCCGAGGTTCGGCCCGCCGGGCTGCGGCAGGCCCTGGCCCTGGATCCCGACGAACTGCCCGGCCTGCTGGGTCTGGGTCGGGTCGAGCATGCCGCGCAGGGTGACCTTCGGCGCATAGCCCATCAGCATCGCGGCCATCGACGGGTCGGGCTGCTGCTGCGGCTCGAAGAAGGCCATCGCCTCGTCGTCCATCTCCCATTGCCGCATCCACCACAGGATGACCTGATGCATGTCGATCGGAGTACCCGAAACGTAACTCTGCGGGAATACCTGCTGCATCATTTGCAGCACGGAACTCGCCTCGGCTCGCCTTTCCTGGCGCAATTGCGACTCGCTGGCAAGCCGGAGATCGACGATGAAGTCGCCCTGAATATCGAGCGGGGAAAGCTGGCGAAACATCTGCTGTCCCTTGGGACCGGTAACTGCGATCAGTCGCCAGTCGGTGATGAACTGCTGGCAGTTCTTGAGCCGAAGCTCTGCCTCCTGCCTCAGGCCCTGTTGCACATGGAACTTCTTGCTCGCCAGCGCTTGCTGGGCGGCGTTCATCACGATCGTCGCGCCCGTGGCCGTCTTGTTGTCCACCGTCTGGGTGTCTGTCCCGGCGGCGAAGGGCGCGGCCTGAGTGATGTTCTGCAGGTCGCCCTTGATCAGCGACTCCGTCTCCAGGGTGGCCTGGATCAGCTGGTAGGGCGGGACGAGGGCCTGGACCTGGCTCGGGTCCTCGACCATCCAGCGTGCGCCGGGGTAGTACTCGAAGGCGTCGGGATCCTCGATGTCCGAGCGCATCAGGTAGATGGCGTTGTTGATCAGCTCGGTGTTGTCGAAGCGCTGGTTGGCGATCTCCCACAGCATGTCCTGCAGCTCGGCGATCAGCTCGATGTCCGACATCCCGATCGTCGAGAAGGGCTGCGGCATCGAGGAAGCGATGATGAACGGGTAGCCGCCGTGCCAGAACGGGTTCTGCTCCCAGTCCTTGAGCACGACCGTGCGGTTGCCGATGCAGCAGCGCTGGATCGTGCCCTGGCGCACGCCCCAGTACTCCAGCACCTCGATCAGGTCTTTGCGCTTCTGGGCCTGGAAGACCTCCGTACTCCTGTCCTTGTACTCGTTCTGCTGGAAGTCGCGGCTGCCCTTGAGCTGATCGACGTTGGAGAAGATCCCGCCCGCCTCCATCATCTTCAGCTGCTCGAACGAGTACCAGCAGCGGTGGATCACGTACTGCGCACCGCCGGGCACCAGCGGGTCGATGTCCCTGGCCGACTCGTGCACGATGAAGTCCCGCGGATCGACGATCTCCGTGGTCGAGCGGTCGTTGAGCACGCCGTCCTGGGTGATCTCGGTCAGGGTCGGCATCGAGTAGGTCTGCCCGCCGGGCAGCTGCACCTCGCGGCTGCCGACGCCCTGCTTGGTCACCGGCCCACGGGAGTAGTTCCAGTAGGTCTTGAGCACACCCCTGCCGCCGAGCGCCGCGGTCAGGTAGAAGGGCCGCTGCTTCAAGTCCATGTCGTCGGACTCGTACTCGGCCCGCAGCAGGTCCCTGACCGACTCGATCTCGTCGAGCATCTTCTGGGCCTCGTCCATCGAGAGGCCGATCTTCGGCTCCGGCTTGATGTCCATCGGCAGGCCGGGATCGACCTGATTTCCGACGATCATCTCGATCAGGTTGAAGGCATACGGCGGGTGGTACTTGTGCCGCCACTTCGCCGCCTCCGAGTTGGCCACCAAGACCCCGCGGTAGGCCCGCTCGCCCTTCTCGTAATGGCGCACGAAGGCCTGGTGGGACTTCTGGGCGTCGCCGAATTTCTTCAGCACCTCGTCGAGCGTGGCGTTCGCTCCGGGCGACTGCTGGACGGCGACGGCCATCTACCTGCCCGGCCCCGCCTGCATCGCCTGCTTCAGGCCCATCACGGCCTGTAGCTGCGGGTTCATCCCCATCGCCTGGTGCACCTGCTCCTGCTGGTCGCCCAGCATCTTGTTGATGCTCTTGAGCAGGTCGGCGATCATCGCCCTCTGCTGCGGGTCGGTCTCCGCCGACATCGCATGATGCAGGGCGACCTCCGCGGCCTGGAGAGCTTCGTGCACCTTCAGGTCCTCGCCAGCGCCCCCTGGGTCGCCGTCGCCCGGCCCCAGGGGCATCGGAAGCGCCTGGGGTGGCGGGCCTGCCATCGGTCCGAGTGCGGACATCTCTCTCCTCAGTGTGTGCGCACCGGGCTGCCCCGGTACTTGGTCTTGCGCACCACGGTGCGCCTGGAGGGCATTCGCCCGTACTGACGGAACATCTCCACCGCCAGGGCCAGCGAGAGCACCCGGTCGTCGTTGCAGCCCGCCTGGGCACGCGGACTGGGATTGGTCTCGGCGTAGACGAAGGTGCCCAGCTCCTGAATGTCGCCCGAGCTGACGAAGGGGAAGAGGCGCTGGCGCACCCAGTCCTTGAGATTGGTCAGCACCTGCTCCCTGAGCTTCAGGCCCATCGGGAAGCCGTACTCCTCGGAGATCGGGCGGTCGCCGCGGGTGAACTTCTTGTGCCGGTAGACCCGCCTGTATGCAGGCAGATTCGCGTTTCCGTCCTTGAGCGCGATGATCAGCGCGTCGCCGTAGCCGCCCTGGCGCTCGACCGCGATCATGGCGTCGTTGAACCAGCGGCCCAGGTAGTGGAGCTGGACAGCCGCCCGCGGCGCTTCCATCTTGGCGTGGAACTCGGCGGGGATCGCGCCCGTCTCCAGGTCGATGACGTGAGCGCTGGTGAAGTCCATCCCCCTGCCGGTCGCGCAGTCCACCGCGAGGGCATAGGGACGCTCGGGGATCGGTCGCTCGAAGATGTCGATCGAGCCGTCCTTGAACTGGACGAAGTTGGCCCGCCGCCTGCCCATCAGAGCGAACTGGCCCGTCAGGAGCGGGCGCTGCGTCTCGTGCCGGTACCACGTCAGCGCCTCCACGTCGAAGTAGAGAGCGCCCGAGAGCATGAAGGCGTCTGCCTCGGTCAGCGGGTACTGCTGGTTGCGCTCGACATCATCGAGCTTCATCGCCTCGTCCGCGTACCACTGCTCGTCGCGGGTCGGCTCCAGGTTCCAGGGCAGGAAGCGGTACTCCAGCTTTTTCTCGCGCCTGGTGTGGTAGAGCCAGTGAAAGTAGTTGCCGACGCCGGTCTCCAGATTGGAGACACCGGCAGCGGTCGAGATCATGACCAGCTTGGCCTTGCCGCGGGTCGTGGCCGGATTGATCGCCGTGTAGATCTCCCGCGCATGGTCCTGGCGGGCGACCTCGTCCATGATGGCGAAGGTCACCCTTGTGCCGTGGCCGTGCTTCTTGGTCGCGGGAAGCGCCTGGAAGCCGGAGATCCGACCGTCGCCGTGCTGGACTTTGATCCACTCGGCTGGCTCTTCGGAGCGGGTCGGCGTCAAGACCTTGACATTAGGCTTGAGGGCGTCGGGCAGAGCCTGGTACATCGCCCAGGTGGCCTGCACGAGCTTCTTGGCCTCGCCCTCCTCGTAGGAGTAGGCGACGCTGTTGGAGCCTGGCCGGTAGATCAGGAGCCAGAGCACATAGGCGCAGGCCAGCAGGGTCACGCCGAGCTGCCGCGCCTTGAGGATCAGGTACTTCTTCTTCTCCGGGTCGTGCCACCACTCGACCAGCAGCGACTGCCAGTACCAGTCGTCCGTTCCGTCCTTGGAGAACTCCCACTCTCCGCCCGAGAGCGGCTCGATCGGGGCCTTCCAGTCCTGCGGCGGGAACATGCGGAACTCGATCCAGGCGTTGGCCACCTTGTCGGCGTCCGCCTGCGAGGGGTCGTAGAAGCGGATCTCGTTGATCAGGGCCTTGGGATCGGAGGCGGCTGCCTCACGCACCAGCTGCAGCCGGATCTCCTCGGCCAACCGCGCCAGCGCGTTGCGCTGGACTGCGCCTAGGTCCATGGCTCCTCCTGGGAGTCAGCGTGGACGAGTGTCGATCGCCCGCTCGTCGATCCCGATGTCGTGCTCGTAGCGAGTCTTGCCGCCAGGCTCTGCGTACTCGCGCACCGGGTACTTGAGGCGGCGGATCGTGTCGGGCGGGATCGTGCGGGCCAGCTCCTCGGGAGATTTGCCGAGACGGCGTGCGATCCGCAAGAGCGGAGCCGCCATGGTCGCCGAGGAGCTGGCCTTCTTGGCGGGCTTCATCCAGGCGTTGACCTTGGGGTCGATCGGGTCCTTACTCGGCACCCTCGTCGCCCGCTTCTTCAGCCGCAGCACCTTCCTCACCCGCTGCCCCCTCTCCGGCAGCAGCCTCGGCTGCGGCGAGATCGACGTTCTCGGAGCCGGACGGCTCGGGCACTTCCTCGCCCGGCTCGGCACCGAGCAGCTGGTCGGCCACCGCGCCGATCTCGGCCTGGATCGAGGCGACGGCACCCTGGATCTGCTCGATCTCCTGGCTGAAGTCGAGCGCACCGATCGCGGCGGCGATCTCCTTCAGCTTGCTGGCGGCTTCCTGTACGGACGGCATCTTCTCCTCCTCGGCTAGTCCTGCTGACTCATCGACGATACAGACGAAGACCTCGCCGCGTGAGCGCGAGCCGGGAAAGACCTCCAGCTCGATCCGCTCCATCTCCCGCATCCAGGCCAGCTGGTGACAGCCGCACTTCGGGTCGCCGCACTCCTCAATCACGGATCCGTCTTCCGTGGTTATCGACAAGACCCTGGCGGCGGCGCTTGCGCAGGTAGTCGCGCTGGTAGTCGCGGTTGGCCTGGACGCAGGCCTCGCAGTCACAGCCCTTGATGTAGCCCCAGCGCGTGCCGTGCTTCACTCGTGCGGCCAGCCGACGATATCGCCGTGCAGCTCGCGGCGGTGCTTCTCGAAGCGCTCGCGTGTCTCCTGGGCCAGCTCCCCGGACAGATGCAGCGAGGAGTGCTCCAGGGCCGTGTACAGCGTCTCGACGGCGTCGAGCAGGGAGACGAGCGTCCTGCGCTCGGGCGTCATCCACGGCTCAGGATGCGAGTCCACCGATGATCACCCCCAGGGCGGGAAGGACGAGGAAGAGCAGGACTCCGGCCACCGCCCACCAGTCGAGATCGGCCCAATGGAACTGCGGCTCGACAGGCTCGGGCGGAAGCGACGGCAGGAGCGTCAGGTGGCGCTGGCTGCGGGAGGGGCTAGGCATCGGCGCTCGCAGTCCCACTCGGAGCGTCGCGCCACGCCTGCAAGTCATCGAACGACGGCAGAACGGGTAGAGCGGCGTGCTGCGGGCACGTCTCCATGTGCGCGTTCCATGCGTCCCTCAACACGGTCAGCGACTCTTCCTTGCGTTGAAGGTCAGCCTTGGCCCGTGCGTTGTTGAGTACCAGCCTGCGATTGGATTCCGCCAATCTCTCAGCATCCGCTACGAGCGCGTGAACATCGCACGGCGTGTCGTCGGTGCAATACGGGCCGAATCCGCACCACGATTCCAGCTTGCGCGGCGTGTCGGTGTGGCTGCGGGAGGGGCTAGACATCGGCTGGCCTAATCCCTAGCGCCGCGCGTAATTGCGCGTTCTCAGACTCACTCTGCCGCAGCGCTTCTTCTAGCCGTTGAAGGTCAGCCAGCAGCGCGGAATGGGCAAGAACTAGCGCCGACCGTTCCGCAATAGCCTGCCCGGAATCGCCGCGCGTGACGGCCTGCCCGAACCGCACCAGCGTTGACGCAAACTCCCGCTTCGTCAGCGTGTCGGTGTGGCTGCGGGAGGGGCTAGGCATCGAGAGCCTTGCGCAGCTCGATCATCAGCCACTCCGCCTCGAAGGGGACAAGCTCGACGATGGTCACGCCGTGCGGATCCTCCAGCGAGAGCACGACGCTGCTGCGGCCCTCGACCGTGGAGACGGTGAGGGAGCGCTGGTTGTCGATCTCCAGCACGGCATCGGGATCTTCGTCAAGCCGCAAGCGTCTGCCTCATCGTCTCGGCCAGCTGCTCGATGTCCCAGTCGAGGTAGACATCGGCAGTGGTCTGGATCGAGGCGTGGCCGAGCAGCTTCTGCACCGCCTTCAGGTTGCCGGTCTGGTCCAGCACGCGCTGCCCGGCGGAGTGGCGGGCCTTGTGCATGCGCTGGCCGGAGAAGGTGCCCTTCTCGACCAGACCGGCAGCGTGCAGGCGTCCGTACCACCAGTCGTGCAGGCCGTGCACGCCCATGGGGAAATGGGGGTAGCGCCTGTGCTCGAAGCGACTACCCCCATCGTCGGTGTAACCGCGCCAGATCTGGCGGCGGCGACAGAGCAGGTAGTCCCCTTCCAGTCCGGCCAGGTCCTGCCACAGTGCAGGATCGACGAGAGGGATCAGCTGCTCGCGTCCGTTCTTGGTCTTGATCCAGAGCCTTCTGCGCTCGTGATCGAAGTGACCGAGACGAACGCCTCTGAGCGCTCCCTTACGAAGTCCATAGTCGAGCAGCAGCCGTAGAGCCACACGATCGTGCGGACACGAGGCGGCAGCGAGGACGGCGTCGCGTTCTGCCACGGAGAAGGTGCTACGAGCAGCCACACGTCGGAGTATACCTCAGTGTATACCGGCGTCAACCGGGCCAGCAGCTCCTACATGGCCTGCCGATCCTGGCCACATGCTTCAGCGGCAGCAGGGGCGTGTAGAGGCCGACCTCACGGCCACAGGAGGTACGGCGGGGGAAGCCCGTGTGGGTGTGCGGCTTCAGGCCGTGATAGATCGGCTCGTCCGGCCAGATGTGGAAGACGACGCCCTGCTCAGCGCCCGAGCGCACGCTTGGCTGCACGGGACTTGCCCATGTTCGGGTACTTGCGCCTGACCTTGGCCCGCACCTGCGCCTTCTCGGCAGGAGAGCCGTGCTGGGAGACGCGGGCGAGGGCGTTCGCTGCATGCGAGCGGTCGGGGATCGGGTACGAGCCTGAGCCGGGGGCCTTGGACGGAATGGCGAAGCTGGACGAGGCCAGCGCCTTGCGCTGCTTCATCTTCAGTCTGGCCATCTAGCTCCTTCCCAGCGCCTTCTTGGCGGCGCGACGCTTGCGGCGAGTTGCGACATGGTAGGGCAGCTTCCCCTTCTGGTCGAAGTGGTGGCGCTTGACCCAGGCGTGGCCGAAGCGCATGTTGAGGTAGGCCCGCTGGGCCTGGCTTCTGACAGGCATCAGCGGCCTCGCCTACGGCTCGCCATGTGATGTACGCAGTACATCAATGGCCCCGCACGAGCGTCCTGGGCGGCGTGCCCGAGCCGTCGGCCTTCTGGGTCACACAGGTGCCCTCGGTCGCCTTCTGGGAGATCAGCGTGCGGGAGGCGGTCGAGCGGCTCGCCACGCAAGTGCCGTAGGTCGTGTGCTGGGAGACGGTCAGAGCGGCCACGGCTAACGCCGCCCTCGATCGGAGATCGACGGCATCAGCAGCTGAACCACTTGGAGACGCCGTCCGAGTAGAGGCGGAAGGTGCCGTAGTTCGTGTTGATCACCTTGGAGGTGGCACCGTCGATCGTGTCGGCACCGGCCCTGGCGACCGTGATGTTGTTGGTGGCCGCGCCGCCCGACTCGTCCTTGAACACGATCGGGATCCCGACGGGCACCGAGGAGGCGGCGGGCAGGGTGAGCGTCCTGGCCGCTGCCGTGGAGGTCACCGCCACCAGCTGCTCGCCGCCCTGCAGGGTGTAGTTGGCCGCGACGGCCACCCTTGCCGCGGCGTCGCCGGGCGGCGTGCCCATGACCGCGACCACCCGGTCATTGGTGTCGAGGACCTGGACGGTGTTGCCCATCTGCTTCAGCCGGGCGGGCATTACGTCACGTCCACCGTGTGCTGGAAGGCCGCGTTGCCCGGCAAGGCCCCCGCGTTCTGGTTCGTACCCTTGCCGTAGCGCAGGTTGCGCTTCGAGTTGAGCACCGCGAGGGCAGCCGTGTCGGCGTTGGCCGCAGACGAGTTGTCCTCACCGACCGAGCGCAGGTTGAAGCCGCCGTAGCCGGGTTCGCCGGTCAGCCACTTCTCGAAGATCGTGACGTAGCGGGCCGGAGGGTTGCGCACCTGGGCCGAAGGCACCCCACGGTCGATCTGGATCTTGGCGTAGCCCGCCGTCACCGCAGCTGCCGGTGTGGCGAGGTCGGTCATGGCTGCTATGACAACCACCTCCTATACTGTTCCAGTAATGGCCAAACGAGGACCGAAAAGACAGCTGATGGGAGACCTGTGTGCGAAAGGGCGTCACCTGCTCGACGAGCAGAACGCCTGGGTGCTGCCGGACGGCAGGCTTCGCTGCCGCCAGTGCATGGTCGAGCGCCGTCTGGGAAAGCTGGAGGGCGAGGGCGAGCTGGTGGCCTGCCTGTTCTGCGGAGCGCAGCGCCGCATCCTGAGCCACCACCTGAAGCAGGCCCACGGGATGGACGCCAAAGCCCGTAAGGCCTATCCCGGCCCGTTGGTGGCGGAGGCCTTCCGCGAGATCCAGCGAGAGCTGTACAGGGAGACCAGGAGGGACAAACTGCCGCAGAAGGGCAAGCCCCTGTACGGCGGCATGTGCCGCAGAGGCCTGCACCGCCTCAGCGGCAAGAACATCCTGATCGTGTCCTCGACAGGACGCCGTACCTGCCGGGCCTGCTTCAACGACGGACGGCGGAAGACTCAGCCCCAGCCGTTGAAGTAGGCAAGGATCACGAAGACGGCGATGGCGACCAGGGCGGCATCGCTGAGTGATACCTCCAGGGGTCCTACCTTCATGCCGTCACCCCGGCCGGGTTCTCGCCGCCCGCCACATGCTCCTGGTGGGCGTCATAGGCCTCACAAGCCGCGGCCAGCTCCTCCATCGAGGCCGCTCCCTCGGAGACCTTCTGCAGGCCGAGGCTTTCCACGTAGCGCTCCGCGGTGAAGTAGTCGGGGCCGTCCTGTACCACCGTCCACTCGCCGATGGTGGCGGCGGGAGCGACGGCGGCGACACCCTGGGCCTGGGTCGCCGCAGTCGCCTCCCCACCAGCATCGAGATAGGCCTGGGCGACGGCCTCCTTGTTGGGCAGGGAGGCGGCACCGTCCACACCGGCCTCGGTCGCCATGTCGTCCAGCTCCGAGCGGGTGTGCTCCTCGGCAAGCTGCTGTGCGTCGGTCATCGTGCTCCCTTCTTGAAGTCGGGTTTGAAGTGGTCGTCACGGACCTGGGCTGCGGCTCGGGCCAGAGGCGACTCCAGGGTCTTCTCCGGCTCCTGCGGGTAGAGAACCACCTCCAGATGGTCGGCAGCGTCGAGACGGCGAACGA